TATTAGTTTACCAATAAACATAATTGGCAAATCCATTTCCTAATATTATTATAACTATAGCAAACAAAGTTAATTTAAAATTATCCGACATTGATTACCTCCTGTTTAATATTATATGTATCATCATCAAATTGATCACCAATCAAATTGGCTAACTCAGCAAACTCATTTAAAGGTCTTTTTGTTCCATTAACTTTTTGATCTGCTTTTAAACCAGCTTGAACATGCTCTATTCTTTTATCTAAGTTAGTTTTAACTTTACCAACAAATGGTATCATTTTTTCTTCTGGTGCTACTTTATCTATATTAATCATATTATTTACTCTCCATCATTTTAAGTTTAATTAAATTATACCAAACATCAGCTTTAGCAATGTCTTCTTTATAACCTTTCATATCTAATTCTATTTTTTCTTTAGCAACTAAATATGCACCAGGACTAAGATCTTTATAATTATATCCAGGCTCATTATATAGATCAATCATAGTTTGAATATAAGACAAAGCTTTTTGTGCTTGAAAGTAAAACCATAAAGCAGTTTTTCTATCTTCCATTTCACCTTTCATATTTCCCTTATAATCACTAGACATTGTAATAGCACCAACCTTAATAGACTCAAAGGTAGGATACTTTATTAACATCTCCTGATATTCTTTATCAGTGTTAACTTGATATCCTGTTGGTACTTTNTAGTCTTTAGGCTGTAGTGTGTAGTCTTTAGTAGGCTCTTGTACATCTCTCGGTGCTTCTATCATTATTTATCCTCTCTGTTTAAGTTAGTTTTTTGTAAGGCATGATATAATCTTTCCAATCAATACCCGCTTCCTTACAAGCTTGTTTAACACGTCTAGCACATTCAGGACCTAGATCAAAACATTCCATAAATCCAGGACTTGTCTTAGCTATTTCATAATGAGATCTCTTAACTAAAATCTCACAGTTATAATCACAAATGATCTGAAAGGAATTCTCTCTATTCTTAATTCCTTTAGCACACTGTGTACATTGTCCAAAGAAGACCTTACCACTATGGTAGTTATCTTCGTTTCTCTCATACATCTCATTACTGACACGCTTAAGATCTCCAATATCAATTGAATGATATTCTTGACCTTCATTGTTTTTACAAACGCTTACTTTAATCATTAACTACCTCCCAGTTGTGGAACTACTTTTGCTTAGTAGTCCCGATTAATGGATTAACTGATTTCAAATAAGCAATCATTTCTTTATGCTTATTATCATAATCATCTATGTTTTCTCCAGCATAATCCAATCTAGATAAACCCTCTTCTAAAATAATATAATTAACTCTAGATATTATCTTAGTCCAAGATTTATACTTAGCTTTGAACTTAACCATATCACTGTCATAAAATAAAAGTGCATCAGCCAATTTCTCAACTGTAAAACCAAAAGTTGGCTTGATCACAATGTATTCCATGTAACTTCCGTTCACTGATAACTTAGTAGCCATATTATATCCTCCCTGTTAAATTATATTCTATTAAAACCAACATTAGCAACTTCATACTCAACTTCCATGAAGCCGTTACCACCAGGCTTAGCATAACAAACTTGCATGATATCACCAACTGAAGTTGATCTTGTATCAACACCAGGACACATAGTAAACTTACCTTTGTTATCCGAATGTATTGATTTCTTAGCAGACTCAACCCAAGACTCATCAAGGTTTTGAGTTAAATGAAATACCTTCTCACAAATAGTATCAGGATCTGTAAAAGGTGTTTCAGGAACGTAAGATGCAACATGCTTTCTATCCTCTTCAAAAGCAAAATGAATTAATCTTACTTGCTCGATCTTATATTTACTAAAGTTACTCATATTATATCCTTCCTGTTAACTTGTTATAATCAATGCTTTCATAAGTTTCCAAATTAGTGATATGCAAATTTGAAATAGTCTTATTAAAGAAATCACAAACATATGTACTCAAAGCATTCTCTTGAGTAAGTTCGTTATCAACTGTACAGATATACTTTACAGTAAGAGTAACTTCTTTATGAACGTTATCTTTATCATACTTAATTAAAAACTTAGTCATATTAACTACCTCACAAAGTTAGTGGTTTTATATTCAGCCCACTGTTTAGCTGCATTGATTAACACTGGAAAGTGTATTGCAATTTGATTTACAAATTTAACAGTTACGTATTTCCAGTTCGTGTCGTTAATAACAGAATCATAATTACTGTACTCATGTCTGATCAAACGTAATTGATCGTGATGAGTTTTGAATTTGATTTTGTTATAATCTTTTTTAGTAATATTTAATTTAATCATTTTATATCCTATTGAATTGTTTTTTAAAAACACAAATAAAAATATTTATGTTATCAAATAACAGTTGCGATTATTATTTTACAATCAAGAGAAGGTGGAGTTCCAATAAAGAATAAACTTAATTACGCCTAAAGCCAAAAGCCCGAAACGCAATCTGGGAAACGTGCCCTACATGATTGCCAACCCGTCAGTATCTGCATTAGGAGAACCTGAGGCTGGTAGCGTTGATCGGAGATCTTCCGAGTCTTCTCAGCTATTCGGCTGGCGATATAAAAGTTATATACCCTGGTGATATTGGATACAAGAAAATAATCACTTATTATAAGGGGTGCGACAACTTTGTACAATCTCAATAAACTGCTGCTATTTTGCTATGTATTACTTTTAAAGAACACAAAAGATACACTTTAAAGGCTTATAGAGAACCTTAGAGGGTTATCTATTAATATATTGATGGATCTATTAATAGGTATTATTAATGGATCTATTAAGCCTAAAGCCTTAAGCCTATAGCCTATATAATATTAGGGATTCTTTCTTTTTTTTAATTTCTTCTGTAAGGGGACACTTCTGAAATCCTTTATAAATCAACACTTCTATAATGTTAAATCACTAGGCTTTCGGAAATGACCCCTTACAGAACAGCATAATATGTTTTTGAGCCCTTGTGATATCCTCCTCTACTTGGGCTCATTTTAAACCTTGGAGGAAATATGGAGGAAATATGAATAAACCATTAAATGAATATGACACAGTAAAAAATATTTTAATTAAACATGATTGCTTACATAAAGATATTGATCAATTAGATGACACTATTCTTATGGAAGATTTATATAAACACTTTCAAGAAGATATGCCTTATGGAACACAGAAAGCAAGAACAGGTGATCCAGATGAATTTATATATGACAAATTAGAAGATATGGGATTACCACTTGGAAAACAACAATAGGAAAACTAATGGAATTATAAAATGGCTAAGATAAAATTTAAAAACTTTACTGAACGTGAGAAACCTAAAAAACGTCTCAGAGTTCATTCTAAAAGTCCAAACAAAAAAACTAAATTACAACACAACAAAAAATATAACAGACAAGGTAGAGCCTAGTTTGTTATTTGCAAATAACCAATAGGAGAAAATAATATGTTGATGAATAATGTAAATATTAGTTGGGTTAAATTTGACCCTGCTAATCCTGATCTGGGGTTTGATAAAAAATCACCTCAGTATAGTTGTACAGTTAAGACTGACAACAAGGTTGATGCCGAAGCTTGGAAAAAAGCTGGCGTTAATGTTAAACCTGTAGAGGAAGATGGTAAAGTTGTATACTCTGCTACTCTTAAAAAGAAAATATATCTAGATGCGGATGGTAAGAACCCTACTAAACCACCTGCTGTAGTTGATAAACAATTACAACCAATTACTAATACAAGTTCTATTGGTAATGGTAGTATAGGTAATGTTCAAGTAAGATTAAAACCTTACGAATATATGGGTAAGAGTGGTATTTCTGTACAACTACTTGCTGTTCAGATAACTGAATTAAAAGAATATCAAGGTGGTGAAAGCTTGGCTTTCGAAGCTATTGATTCTGATAAAGACGTTATATAAATAATAATAAAATTTTGTCGAGCCTTCGGGCTCGGCATTTTAATTAACAATAGGATTTTAAAATGTTTCATACATTTAACGTTTCACCTGAAATAATAAAAAGTATTAAAGAAGGTAAAAAGAAAAATGCATTAAAAGGTTATTATGTTCCAGTTGAAGGTAAACAAATTGGTTTAATAAATTCTGCTACTGATAAAATAGATTTAGTAATTAAGGTTGGTCAAATTTTAGATTTAACAATTTTAAGTAGAGAAGATAAAGATGTAATAATGGATGAAGAGAATATAGAAGAAAGCCTAAGACCTTATTTTGCTTGTAATTATATGTATACCATTGATTCTTTTGAGAATATTCAATGAGAAACTTATTTGAAACTGTAGTCGATATAGGATCTGGATTATTTCTGTCTACATTAATACAATTATTTATATTTCCATATTTTGATTTATACCCAACTGTTTGGGAAAGTTTTAATATAGCAATAATATTTACAGTAATATCAATGATGCGTTCTTGGTTTTGGAGAACGATTTTTACAAGGAGAAGAATAAATGATAATAGGAATCGCAGGTTACAAGGGATCAGGTAAAGATTCACTTGGTGAAATATTAACTACAACATTTGGTTGGAGAAAAATGAGTTTTGCTCAACCAATAAAAGATTTAGCACACAATACTTTTGGAATAGATAAAGCAATTTTATCAGGCACTGATGGTGAGAGAGAGTTTAGAGAACTGCCTTTACCTGATTGGTTTAATTTATCTTCAAGAGAAATATTACAAAAAGTTGGAATGGCTTTTAGAGAAAATTTACATAAAGATATTTGGGTTAGAATATTAGAAAATCAATATAAAGTTTGTAAAGAACATGTAGTGATCACTGATGTAAGATTCCCTAATGAAGTTGAAATGATTAATAAACATGGGTTTGTTGTTTGCGTTAAGAGACCTGGTTTTAATGGTGATGCTCATGAATCTGAACATGCATTAGATGGTCATGCTTTTAGTTATGCATTTAATAACGATGGCACTAAAGAAGCTTTGCAAGCAAAGTTTTATAATTTTTTAAAAGATAGGATAGTATAATGAGTAAAAAGATTTTTCTAGATTTAGAGACTAATGGTTTACTAGAAACTGTAGATACGATTTGGTTAGCGATAACTAAAGATCCAGTTACAAATGAAGTTAAGACCTTTAGTGATCATGATGAAAAATCTGAACCATTAAAAGATTTAACAATTTACTTGGATAAGTTTGATTCTATTATAGGACATAATTTAATAGCTTATGATTTACCAGTTATGATTAAAATATTAAATTGGAAACCTAAAGATAATGTTAAACTTGTAGACACTATGATTATTTCTCAAATGAATAATTTTCGTAGAGAAGGTAAACATTCATTAGCAAATTTTGGTAAAATATTAAAAGATGCTAAAGGTGATTCACCTGCTTTTGATCATTACTCTGAAGAAATGAAAGTTTATGGGATACAAGATATTAACTTAACTTCAAAAGTTTATAAGTATGTGATTAATGAAGCACAAGCTTTAATTAAAAACAGACCTAGCTTTCAACAAGCATTAAGAACTGAGCATGCTATTGCTGAGTTATGTGCAAGACAAGTTACTGGTAAATGGAGATTTGATACACCCAAAGCCAAAAGCCATTACGAATATTTAACTAAAGAAATGAAAGTTATTGAAGATGAAATTAATCCTACATTAAAACCTAGAAAAGTTTTAATTGATAAGGAACCTAAGAAACCTAAGTACTTACAAGATGGTAGATTTTCTGCAGTAAGTGCTAGAATGTTATCTGAATTTTTAGGTACTGAAATAAAACAAACTGATACTGATAAATGGAAACCTAATAAAACGTTTCAAAGATTTAATATGGTTGAAGCGGATTTAGGTAACATGGATCAAGTTCGTGGAATGTTATTAGATAACGGTTGGGAACCAACTCAATATACACCAAAAGGTGAACCTAAGATTACAGAAGATACTCTTCATACAATCAAGGGTGATATTGGGCAAAAGGTTTTAAAGTATTATCAATTAAGATCTAGACATTCAGTTTTAAAAGGATGGATTGAGTTAGCTGAGTTAAATGATAATAGAGTTTATGTTGAAGCTTTTAATATTGGAACACCAACTTTTAGACAAAGACATTCTAAAGTAGTTAACGTTCCTAATTCAGATTCATTTTTTGGATCAGAGATGCGTGAATTATTTATAAGTGATCAGGGTAAAGTTATGGTTGGATGTGATAGTTCTGGAAATCAAATTAGAGCATTATGTCATTACTTAAATAATAAAGAAGTTAATGATCATGTTTTAAAAGGTGATATTCATCAACACAATGCTGATACTGTAGGTGTATCAAGACCTTTAGCTAAGGGTTTACTTTATGCTACGGTATTTGGTGCGGGTTTTGCTAAGTTAGGTAAAATGGTTACTGGTGTAGAAGATATTGATAAAGGTAAAGAAGTAAAAGAAAAATTATATTCTGCCCTACCTGGACTTAAAGAATTG